ATGACCCGCAAACGCAAACGTCGCAGTTTAATCGTGGAAATCGGCACCGGGCTTGCCGTAGTCCGGATTTACACCATCAACCGCAAGGACGGTTACGAGCAGTTCACCCTCGCATGGAAGGAAGGAGGCCGGCGGCGCACTCGCTGTATCTCATCCATGGACGAGGCCAAGATGATCGCTCAACAAATTACCGTTCGCCTCATCAATGGCAGTTCGGCCACATGCGAAGCTACCCGCCGCGACATCGAGCTTCTCCAATACTGCGAGCGCACAGCCAGCGAATTTGGCGTGACCCTCGCTGCCGCGATTGAGGAATGGGCCAGTGCCAGGCGCACGGCGGGAGAAATCCCCCTCTCCGATGCCGTTCGTTTCTATGCCGCAAACCGCAACGATCTGTTTGCCGCCCGCAGCAATTCCAAAGTCGCTGCTGAGTTCATCGAGTCGCTCAAGCGAAAAGGCGTGAGCGACCTATACGTTTCTCACGCAACCCTAAATCTCAAACGGTTCACTGATGCACTCCCCGGAAATATCGCGGATGTGACGACTGCCGACATCAACCGTTTTCTCGACGGTCTCAAAAAATTGGGTCCAGTGAGCAAGAATGGCATACGTCGCAACCTCGTCACCATGTTTGGATTCGCCAAAAGACAAGGATACCTCCACCCCGACCGCAAGACTGCTGCGGAACAAAGCGATTCTTTCAAGGAGCAGGACACGGAAATCGCTATCTTCACCCCCGAGGAAATGAAGCGCCTCCTGCTCGCCGCTCATCCACGCATCCTGCCCCTAATTGCCATCGGAGGATTTGCCGGCATCCGGTCAGCAGAAATCGCGAGACTGGACTGGAAGGACATCAAGTGGGATCGAGGGCACATCGAGATCGCAGGAAGCAAGGCAAAGACGGCGGCAAGGCGACTGGTTCCACTTTCCGAGAACCTCAAGGCATGGCTTGCCCCATGGCGTGAGGATACCGGGCCGATCCTCACCATCACGGACTACTCAGGAGCGTTGAGCGATACCGCAGTGAAAGCACAGATCCCCGGTGGATGGCGTCAGAATGCCCTCAGGCACTCGTTCATCAGCTATCGGGTAGCCGAGACTGGCGATGTCGCGCGAACCTCACTGGAGGCTGGCAACTCCCCGAAAATGATCTTTCGCCACTACCGGGAGATCGTCGATGCGGAGTCGGCAAAAGCCTGGTTCTCGATCACCCCTCCCACAGACTGGAAACCGAGCGAAGTGCCGCGGACAATCAAAGAACGCATCAAAGCACTTGTCATGTCGACATGACAATCAGTGCGTTGACAATTCCAACCATGCGTCATCATGAAAGCCATCCTTACAACAAACCACACCACGATCAACAGCAGTCACCCCGTCGAACAAGTTGCTAACGCAGCCCCCGGTTGCGCCCTGATCAAAAAGAAAGAACTCGCCAAGCGACTTTCGGTCAGCACACGCACCATCGATGAGTGGGTCCGGAAACGCACCATCCCCTATCTCCACCTCGGCCCAAGGTTCTACCTCTACGACTACGATGCCGTGCTGGCTGCATTGCGCAAGCAATACCAGGTTGATGCGGTGAAGTAACCAGGTTTTCTATTCGGATTACTCCTAGCGCCGAATCCTAGAGCTAACTTCGCGGCAACTTGAAATCGACTGTGATGAGATTATCTCTATCTGCATGCCCCTCACTCCGCAATCCGTCGAAGTATCCGAAACCGAGCCCACACAATTCTTCGGTAACTCTTTCGGAGAATGGGAGTTGGTTAACCAAATCAAGCATTTGGCACCTGCCGCAGTCTTGCTCATAGCGCTCAAAACATTTAGGAAAAAGCCTGATAGATTCGCGCGTGATCACGTCATCCAAAGGCTCGATGATCCTTGCCTTCTTTTTACTCAAAGCAATATTCAACCAATTGTACTGCTTGTCAGTGATGAGATTCAAATCATGCGCACGATGCATCATTGCCTGAATTGATACTTTCCACTTGGCCTTCATATCCTCAAAGCAGCGGAAGGTTGGAGCCCAGAGATCATTCGCAAATCTTTCCGCTGGCAAGAGGAGTGCACCGGCAAACCAATGAGCTTGCTCTTCCAATCTGTCGTAAATTGCCTTGCCGTCATCGCCACATAAATCTTCTTTAGTAACTGAACGGTGCAATATTAAATGTCCGATTTCGTGGGCAAGGTCAAAGCGTGCACGTGCCCCAGATTGCTTAAACGTATTCAAAAGAACATAAGGAACTCCATTGAAGAAAGTTGAAACTGCATCAAGTTGAGGAACTTTCAAGTTGAATTCACCTACTACAATTCCTGATTTCTCAGCGGTTCGCAGGAGATTATTGATAGGCATTTCACCCATTTTCCAATAGTCACGCAACTTTTTGGCGGCATCTTCGATATGCTCATTTGTGATCTCCCTGAAATCGTCAGGCACACCAAATTGAGGAAGGACGTCATAAAGTTCAAATCTCGGAAGGTCAAAGATTTCACGAAATATTGAGTAGATCTCAACCTGCCAACTCAATAGCGACTCCCCGCGCAACCGATCCGACTTTCTTGGATTGGAGATCGATCTCCACTGTTTCACGCTGGATTCAAGCCCAACGGAACCCGAAGGTGCAAGAAAGAATTTTTTGGGCAAATCAAGCACACGGCTAATCTTTTCAAATGCTTCTGGACTGGGCTTTCTACTTGATGCCAAGTAACTGGCAATTGCAGCGGGACTCGCTTCAATTTCTCGGGCGAGTGTGGACTTTGTCATCATCCGAAATTGAAGTGCTTCGGTGAGCCTGTTAGAATCGAAATTGTCCACTCCTATTCTCATCCGATCATCCTCCTAAATTCTTCGGCAACTTTACGCTCGAAATCGAATAAGTCCTCCCCAGCTAGATCCGCAATTTCGCCCTGCTTCTTAACAAGTTCATGAACACCAAGGCTGATGAACTTTGTCTTTTTTCTGGGGAAAACGAATTCGATATTGCCGACTTCTGCTAGGCCTTCGCTGCTCTTTTCGTGCAAAATAATTAAGTTCAGCAATTTGCTCTGATACTCATTCCCGACGACCTCCTTAGATGGGAATAGTTCGAGTTGCAAATCGTCATTCAGGCTAGCGTTTGATTGGTTGTATAGCGCAGAGAGATTGATGAAATTTTCAGGCATTTTATCCGATTTCGTGTGATGGTGGTGAGTCACAAGAAAGTTACCGATCTCAAGCTCTACCCTATTATTGTAACCTTCTTCTCCCTCCATTTTTGCGGCCCAAGTAACAAGATTTGGGTATTGTTCAGCAAACTGAATTAGATCGGTGTTGATGTAATCCCTGCGTTTGTGTCCGACTGCAATTTTGACGTCATTGGGTGAGATTTTGTGATCATCAACCACCCGGTCGTAGGCCATCTGGTAGCTCGCACTGATTTTCCTGGTTAGTTCGCTTACCCCTCCGAGGGGGAAAGCAAGAGCTACGCTGTTCAATAGAATACATTTATTTGAGTCGGACATCACGAAAGAAATCCTAGCTATGACGAGATACTTTTGCAACAAAAAAGATAAAATATTTCACTTTTGGGTAAATTGTTGCCATTTATTCGAACTTTTAAGCGGCATTTTGTCGGTAATTGGAGATTTCCCGCCCCCTATTAAAGTCAAACCCGCCATTATTTCCTCCGCATCTTGCGCACCATGCTTACCAACGACATGATGCCGACCAGCAAACCGACGACTAGGGATGCTACGCGCAGGGTCCACTCGACTTGTTGCTGAAGTGAGGTGAGGACGCCCATCACGGGTGAGGCAATGCCGATGATGGCTTTGAAAATGTAATCGATGTCGAGGTGTGTGCGCATGGTTAGGGAAAGTTGATGGAGATTTGATTCACGGCTTCTACTGTCTCAGCCTGCTCGATCGCAGCGTGCAGTTGTGCTTTCTGGCTCCAGAGGCTTTGGTAGGCACTGCCGTATGCAAGAAGTAGTAGGCGAAGGTCCGGCACGCTGAGCATGTGGATTTGACCCGAATGATCGGTGACCGGAATTGTTGCCGGTAGTTGCCCGAGTCGTTCAGCTTCAGCCAGCATGACAAGCAGTTGACTGAACGAGTTCCGGTCGGTTTCTTCGCAGCGAAGCGTGCGCTCGTCAACGGTGATCCCCCTGGCAAGCCGTTGCTTCCACGAAGATTCCAGAATGCGGCGACGCAAGATTTTCGCCGTGCGAAGTTGAAGGTAGTTGGGTGATGTTAGACTCATGACAATCGGGTGATGGTGACGGTAAAGGACACTTCGTAGCCGGAGCCGAAGTAAGAAAAAATGCTGTAGCCCGCCCAGTCGAAGGACGAATCGGCGGTGAACGTGAACTCTGCAAAAATGTCACTGGCGCTGGGTGGAGCCTCGATAAGTTCCGCTGTGAAGTCAGCTCCAGAAGCAATGTTTGCACTGATGTAGGCGGAATTGAGAAGCTGCACATTGGAAACAGATGACATTCCGTAGTTGACATAGCTGATCCCAAAAATTCCCCCGTAGGGGACCGAATTGAAGTTGTCGATCCTCACATGGTAGTTGGCCCCGGCTTCGAGGTAGCCAAAGGATGTCCAGCTCTCCCAGCTATTGATCATGACGTTGGTCACTTGCGGCAGAGCTGCGAGGGCAACCAATAGTTTACGCCATCCGTCATTCGCTTCCGACATGTCGTCCTTGATGCAGATCCATGCTTCTCCGTTGTAGCAGGCAAGCCTGCCGATCCAGCCCGGGGTTCCGCCCGACATAGCATCAATGCTATTCGATGGCGTGTAATCCAGCACACTAGAATGCCAGACGCCATTGATGTTCTGCATCGGCAAGGTCAGCGAAGGAGGAGCCTCCGGAGCGTTGATGGCAGCCCGTACATTCGCCTGTTCTTCCGGACTCAGCGACTCTTGCGCATCGTGACGCAAGTAGTTCGGATGCGGGTCGGCTGCATTCGTGTGATTGGCCAGAGCCTCAGTGATCGCGGCAGTCGTCACGATGCTCTCGGGTGCCGGATAAGGAGGCTCCGCACTCGTGGGCACGCCTTCCGTTCCCCGATTTACGTCATTTTCGACCACTACCAAAAACGTGCGCGTGGAAGTTGGCTCACCGGTGCCGGTTCTCCACGTGATCTCACCCATCAGCGTGATTTCCGCAAGTTCCGAACCCGTGGACGATCCAACGCCGAGTGCGGAATCGAGTTCGATCGTATTGAACGAAGGCGAGCATCGATAGACGGGAGGCTCGGCATCGGGCATAATCCAGCTTGCCGAATGAACAAGGTAGCCGATGTCGTAGCGATTGCGGGGCTTGATGCCGAATTGTATTTCTAGGCTGATCGGATCGCCAATCACGACTGGCGAAATGCCTCCGGCGAGAAACATCACCTCGATCTGTGCGGCGTCGCCACGCTTGAATCGCAGAGACGAAACCGGATTACGGAATCCCGGGCCTTCAATCAGTTGCAGCGTTTCAAGATCAACGTAGAGCTTCACGCTGTTGTTCACCTGTCAACTGATGACCACGGAGGCCTGCCAAAATACGTCATTGTTGGCGATGCCGTCGCCTGTCGATCCGGTGATTTCGATGATGTGACCGCACGGCCTATCCTCCAATGGCAGGGAAACGACGAATGGCCCGACGGCAATGGCATCATCCGGGTCATCGCTGGTGTCGGTGCTTTCGTGGGAAAACACCTCGACGCCATTGTGATAGACGCGGATCCAGTCGTATCCGGTATTGAGGGTTTCGATTTTTCCTTCGAGGGTGATCTCGATATTGGTCGCGCAGCAAATGCCAAATTTGACCGAACCTTGTTTGGGTATGCTGTCCTGGTAGGCACGGTAAATTTCCCACTGGTTCGGTGCCAACTCCGAAGCCTCATCCGTCAGGATGGCAACCGTGCGGCGAGTGGCAGGCTGGCAGCAATAGGGATTGCCGTCGATGGTGATGGGCGTGATGAGATGAGCCATAATCAGTCGAGTGTGATGAACTTCACCGGGCGAGGTGTGCCGTATTCGCAAATCATGAATTCCCGGACGAATAACTTCTTCTCCCCCTCCGTGAGCATCAGCCCGTCCTGCCATTCCAAAAATGGTTCACTGGAACTGGAATCTCCTTCGATCACCAGAGTTCCGTCCTTATCGTTGCCTTGGACACGAATGACGTCGTCCTCCTCAACGACATCGATCTGATGCTGCGATTCACGGCGATGAATGCTGCGGAATTTGTAGATGTTTTCCTCCTCGTCGTGCTCTTTGAACACCCGCGAACCGTCACCCAGGTTTTCGCCAGTCCAGAGCTGCGCCCAATGCTCGATGTCGCTTTGTTGATACACTACGACTGCAGGCGATCCGCCGTCATCGATGAGCTTGAAGAGCTTGACGAAGTAATTGCCGTCCATCCCCGATCCTTCTGGGTCTTCGGGGTAGTAGTGGTTGCCCTCTTGGTCTTCCGGGGAAGGAAAAACCTGCGGCTCATAAGAGATTTCCCCCATCATATCGGTGGCAAATCGGCACCAGAGCGTATCCCCGATGGCCATGCCAATCTGAGGACGTGGGATCGTGTCGAGTGTCTTGTCGCCGGCCTTCGGGATGTGAAGTTTGACTGCTGGCTTCGTGCCGCTCTTGGGTTTTCGCTCAATCACCCAGCCCTCCTTGATGGTCACCAGATAATTGCTCGCCGCCTTTTCGATGCCGATCACTGAGAACGGTGGCAGTCCTGCGTGAGGCGTGGATGTTGGCGATGGGCGGGAATAGGCAAATCCTCCCGATGAGGCGATCAATTCCAGACCAGTCCCCGGACGAGGTGTGCGCGCAGCGATTGCCTCCAACAGAAGATTCCAGTCTGCTGCGAGAATCGGGTCACCCGGCTTTTTCCTTTGTGGCAAACGCATAGCGATCAGTCGATGTAAATTTCTGTATCCCAGCCGCCACGGTCACTGGCGAGCCACTCCATTTCGATGCGAAACGCTTTGCCGTCCTGCGTCTGAGTAGCGCCATTGAGCAACCAGTTGCGACCACCGGCCAGAGGCGGCACGGGGCCGAGAGGCTCGTCGATCTTGCCAATGTTGTTGAGCTCCGCGGCCTTGACGGCCTTGTCTCTCACCCAGCTTTCTTTCCAAGTCACGCGAGGGCTGTAATAACTTGTCTGGCCGCGCTCGATCTTGTTCAGTGCCTCCTTGCCTCGTTGGCTTTCGACTTTGTCCCGCAGCTTGTTCCCCTGGTCGTCTTTGTCCTTGCCAGACTGAATCAACTGGAGCGCCTCCAGCTCCTTTGCAGCGAGCTCCTTGTAGCGTTTGTGACTGAGCAATGGTTCCTCGGCAAGCGAGAGTCCCATGGTGTAAACGGCATTCTCTTTCTCATTCTCTTTGGGCTCTGCGCCCGCATAGTGGCAGGTGATTTCCGCGAGGTCGCCCTCGGTGAAGTTCACTGTGGCCTGGGCGACGGCAATGAATCCGATTTCCGGGTGAATGGTGCCTGGGCGAGGCATGAGTTGCACAGCAGAATTCCGATGGCACAGGAAAACTTGCGTGGCTGTCCACTTGCCCTCTTTATCGACCTGAACGGTGTAGCCTGGCTGCGGATAGAGGCGTCCGGGTTGAATGGAAACGTGTGTCGGCATACACGCCGGGGCACGGCGTCAACCGAAAGCGGTCACAGATGCGGCACCACTCGGTTTGATGCGCTCGCTCATGGCACGGAGAATGCGATTCGTCTCGCTGGTCAGTCGATTGTTCTCCCGCTGAGCGTCCAGCGTGCCGGACGAGTAGCCTCCACCACCGACTTTGCCGAGTGAGGTTACGATCGGCGAGAGACTCGATACTGTGGGTTGTGCCATAGGCGTCGTATTCGTCGTCACCTTGGCGGCTGCCGTGGCCGCTTGCTTGACCTCCTCGGGCTTCGGCAGAGTATCGCGGATCGATGTGACCAGTTTGCCGAAACTATCCCGCAAACCGCTGGTGTCGATGAGTTCGCTGCCAGTGGTTTCGCCTGCCTTCTTGGCCGCTGCCGCAACACGTTCGCCGAGCTGTGGAGCGCCTTGTCCCAGCAATGCCTGCGCTTCTTCGGACATCTCCTTGAAGTTCATGCCAAACATCTCGGCACCGCTTTCCTGCCAGTCTTGCAAGATTCTGCCGAAATCCGTCTGCACATCTTCTGGCTCGAATCCCATAAGGTCGCTCATGCCCGGGATTTTGAGCAAGCCTTTCATCAGGTGCGCTACCACCCACTCCATACCTGCTTGCAGATAGACGATGGGAGTTTGAAAGGCATTCAGCAAGGCGGCACCGAAGCCGGCCACAAGTCCAAGCAAGGTCGTCCCTAAACTCTTCCACATCGCGCCATCGGTGAGCAAATTCCAAAAGAACTCAGTCGCCACACGAAAGCCGTTGGTCAAGGCATTCACGCCCACGGCAAACGCGAGCTGCAGTCCCGAGGTGATCAGATCAAGGAGTTGTCCGCTCTTGAATGCTGCGATCACGAACATCACCGCATCTTTCACTTTCTTGCCTGCTTCTGCGGCCAAAGGCGTGAGTTTCTGCACCAGCCCAATCGCCTGCTCCACCAGGGGGCGGATGGCGTCGTTGATCGGCGTACCGAGTGTGAGAAAAACCTCGTTGATCGAGTCCTTGAGTGTCGAGAAGAGGCCGGAAGTCGTTTTGCTCTGCGCCTCCATCATGCCGGAGAACTTGCCACCCTGTGAGGTCATATCCATAAATGCGCGTTCGATGTTCGGGAAACCAACCTTCCCGGATTCGACCAGCTTTTTCACTTCGGAATCCGACACACCAAATTGCTTCGCCAGTTCCTGAATAATCGGGATGCCTCGCCCCGTGAGTTGGTTGATGTCCTCGGCGAACAAGCGACCTTGCACTCGGGCCTTGCCGTAAAGTTCCGCGATTTCATTGACTGGTGCTTGAACACCGGCAGACACGTCACCGATCCGTCGAAGTGTCTCAGGCACCGAGTCGGCAGATTCTCCGAATGCGATCAACTTGCGACCCGCATCAGCAAGTTCGGGGAACTCGAATGGCGTCTTGGCTCCCAGTTCACGGAGTTTGCCCAGCGTTTCCTCAGCCTTGGCGGCATCGCCGATGAGTGTAGAGAATGCGACCTTGGTTTGCTCGAAGTCAGCGGCAGCATTGACCGCTTTTACTCCGACGCCTACCGCTGCGGCACCGCCCGCCAAAGCCGCTCCCAGCCCTGCTTTGAGAGCCACACCAGCGACTGAAAAACCTTTGCTTAACGCAGCAGCGCCACCTTTGCCAATCCCGGCAAGTCCGGCGCTCGATAGCTTACCCATGCGACGTGCGGATGCCGATACCAGTTCGGTAGCTCCCGCCATCGCGCGCTTCAACGCAGTGATATCGGCTCCGAGGGTGACGGTAAGGGCGCTCATGCGCCGGGAGTGGAGTCAACCTATCGTCCTGATTGTTTGGATACAATTACAGTAATTCGCCATTTAACTGTGATGATTTTCGTCTGAGATTTCGGAAACGGCCAGTGCTAATTCAGCATCCACTCTTTTTGCCCTCAAATAGGCTGTCTCAAAAGGGCTGTTTTCTCCGAACTCTCCGCCACGAATTATGAGAAATGGGACGCGCGTTAATCTAACACTTGCTGCGGCGGCCAGACGGTGACTTCCTTGCAGTAGAAGATATTCCCCGTCATCGAAGATTTGCATCAGAAGCGGTGGGCCGACCCATCCATCTCTCTGCATGCTCTGTTTCAATCGTGTGAGTAGATCATCGTCGTATGGATCGTTCGGAGGCTCAAGTGTCATGGCATCTTCAATGCTTAACCACTCAACATAGTTATCCCAAGACCCACTATACCCTTGAATAGGTTCCTTTTGCCCAGAGATTCGAGATTTTTCCATTTTTGTCCTAGGGGTGTTTTATTGCCAATAGAGCAATAGCAAATCTAGCGCATGACGTCAAGCAAACCACCTGACGTTACTTATCTGTTGTCCACGCCAGCCGCAGCATCTTCAACTGTTCCCGAAGAGTGATCTCGCATTTGCAAACGACGCTCCAACTTGTCCTTACCCCATTCCTTCGCAGCAGGCAGTGCTGATACTGCGTCAGACGAGCGAGCGGCATGCACAGGATCCGTTCCTCTGGCCACCCCGTTTCGGCTGCGACGGCAAATACCTGGGCGGCTAGGAAGCCGGGTTCGTCGCAGGGTGGGGCTTTTTTCCACCGATGTCCCCCATGGTTTCGACCTGAGCTGCTTCCAGTTCACGGCTTTGCTCTTCCAGTCGTTTGAAGGCGATTTGAAAATCCGCAGGGGTGAGTCCACCGCAGAAGATCAGCGCGGCTTCACGGAATCCTTGATCGTGGAATGAGGCTCGCACTACTTCTGGCCACGGTGCGCAGTGGGTGAACACAAATCCCATGATCGACGAAGTGAATTCCGGCGTGCCGTCTGTGGGCATTTCGCCTTTCACCAGTGGGTTGCCGGTGCGCAGCAGCACATCGTAACTGGCCAGCGATAGCGGGCGCATGGCGTGGCCGCCGACGATGGTTTCGACATCATGGAAGGCGGAGGAGAGTAGTTTTTGGCGGTCGGTATCGTTCATGGCTTAGAGGTGGCGTAGGTAGAAATCTTCCACAGAGGGTGAGGCGTCGAGTGGGATGAAGGCTATCTTGCCCCGGCGTTTCACGCAGGCGAGTGGCACATCCTGTTTCACCTTGTCCACCAGTCGCTCTCGGTTGAGCAGCGCGCACTTAATGTAGGCAAAGGGATGCTCCGGGTTGGCGAGATGCCAAGCGTCATGGTGCCATGCCTCAATCAATGCCTTGGTATCAAACTTGCCGCAATGGCTTTGAGGCTCGAAGAACCAGACCGTGCGTTCACCACGGATGCCGTCGCCAACAACGCGAACGAACGGCTTCTCAGCAAGCGGGATACCGACCGCCGTCAATGCGGCGGCAAGGCATGTATTGCTGGTGGCGGTGGAGGAAAGATGGGATACGGCATTCATAGAGGGATCTCGTTGTCGTTAGGATCAAGCACCACCACCGGCGGCGAGGAATGGGTAGTGGGTCGCGGTGAGGTCGATTTTCTCGAAGTCTTCGTTGTTGAGACTGCGGCTGACTTGCATCAGAACCGTCATGCCGCCTGTCTGTTGTAGGTGCGCGGGGATGGCATTCGAGAGAACAAGTGCTGCTCCGATCTTGCCATTGAAGGAAGAGGTCTTGGCCACCAGTCCCGAGAGTTTGATTTCGACTTTCTCCTGATAGAGCGATAGTCCGATGATTTCTCCGCTCTTGTTGAGCACAGGTTTTTCCTGGTTGGAGTAGTCGAAGGAGAGATCGGTGATGAGGATCCCCGCTTGATCGTTCGGGATGCCCCAGTTGCCAGTAGTGCCGATGAAAGTCGCAGACATTTGCTGCGGTTGCGATGTCAACCGCATCACACGGCAGACACCACGGCCTCGTAGCTGAGAACGGTTTCCCGGCCACGAGACTCATCGGGAGTGGTGACGCTCTCGCGGTCGATCAGACCATGAAGGCAGAACGATTCGGAATCGAGTTCCTGTTGCATGGTCGCCTTGTCGCGCAGCAACAAGACAAGTTTGCCCGCCCACAGCGCGTGATCCTCGGCAGAGGTATCATCCACCTGGGAAAACAAGTGGACGTCCAGTTTCACGCGAGCGGTGTGCGGCATGCCGGGAATGGGCTTGGATTCCGTTGGGTTGAGAACCACACAGGGTCGCGTGCGGATGTCATCACGGCGTGCGACATGGAAAGGCACGGACTCGGGGAGCTCCTGTGGACGGTGATTTGCCATCCATTCCGCCAGCAATGACGATAAGCGATCTTCAATCAAGTTGGGCATCTTGGCCTTGGCGCTTGCGTCAACCGGTGCGACGACCAAGCGCGCGGTTCGTGCGGTCACTGATGACGCGAAGCGAAGTGGCGAGTGCCTTGCGCAGTCGCCCGGCGGCGACATCGAGTGCCAGTTGAATGCCTTTGTAGGTGCTCACGTCCTCGATATAGTCGAGCTTGTTCACCAGCGTAACCGATGCCTTAGCGCCAGTCCTCACGACCGCGCTGCCGGGTGCCTGCTTGTGACGAGTAGCCCATTGCACGGCCCCGCGGATGCGACCACCAATCGATTTGCCCGCATTGATCCACGAGCCTTTGGCAAAGCCGACACGCTTCTGGATCTTGGCGATGTATGTCTCTCGTGTTTTGGGACTGGTGACGACTTGCTTGGGCTTCTCACCACCGAGCTGACCCCACTGATGCAAGTTAGGATCGAGTCGCCCGACGGCAACGTCATTCCACCCGCTGCTCGATTGCCGGAGATTCTTTTCCGCGCGTTTGAATCGTCGATTCTGGATGTTGGCCCAATAGCGGTCGGCTGCTTCCGGGTCAGATTTCTTGATTTCCTCAAACGCATGGGACGGCAACGCGAACACACCGGAGATGTCCCTGGCGACTGCCTCTTCACCGATCTTGCGAGCTTTGTCCGAAAAGCCGAACGGACGAGTGTTCCGGGCGAGTTCCACCGATAGCCCGCGCGCCTCCTGCTTCACTAGTGATTCCATCGTGCGGCCGACTTTCTCCGGGTGACGTCGCAAGAGGCGCACCACATCCGAAGCTCCACTGAGTTTGGCAGAAAATTTCATAAGGTCATTCGTCGGGTGAGGATAATTGCAAGGTGAGTAGCGGAGATCGCGGGTGACTGCTGACGCGAGTGATGCGATAGACCGCACCATCGACCTCCATGCGCTCACCGAGCTTTGGCAGGGCGACGGGAAATGCGAGCTTTGGCACACGCAGGCTCAGATCCGGCGAATCAACGAAGCCACCAATATCCATTTGCTGTTCGTTGCGATTGCGACTGACCAGCACGAGCAGGTTGATACCGTTCCATCGTGCCTGCACTCCATGTTCTTGGAGAAGTTCTTGCAGGTCGTTGATAATGTCGGATTCGAGGGACATGCTTTGGAGCGCCTGTCAAACAAATCACCCTCCCCCGAATGAACGAGGGAGGGTGAGCATGAACAACAACGCCGGGAAAATTTTCAAGAATACTCGCCTGCCACCAAATTGATGCGGCAGGCAGCCGTGCCATCGAGTTCGATGAGGGCAGGCCCTTCATTCACCGCAAATACAGTCGGCGCATTGACTTCCTTGGTCGCAGCACCAACAGGCACTTGGCCGCGAGTAGCCATCAACGAAACCGAATCGCCCGGTGCCAGTGCGAGGCCCAAGTTGGCGTTCAGCGTGATGGTGCCAGCAACCGCATCGACGGAGGCGACGACTCCGCGAACTCCGGTTCCGGTAGCGTTGGAGAATAAAACCACGACATCGTTGGCAGCAGCACCGAGATACGGAGGCGCATTGATGACTGCTTGGTTCGCGGCGCTGTTTGCCGTCACCACGGAGGCACGCGATTGCGATCGGAATGTGAGAAATGAAGCGGCTTTGTCAGAGGTGGCACTCGCATACTGGATGCGAATGCGCTCAAGTCCGCTGGCGGGGACGACCACATGGCTGAGGGTAGTGCCGGCGTTGCCGGTGAAGCTGAATGGAATCATAGTAGTAGATAGCTAGATGTTAGAAGAAATGGATCAGGGTTTGACGATGCGTTTGAGAGCATCGTTTTTGCCAACAGCGAAGCCGTAAAGGCACTCGATGGTGACGAACACTTTGTTGGCACGGGTGTCGGTGAAGCGCAGGTAGCCGAAGGTCATGCCAGTCTGCGGATCGGTAACGGCACCGGACTGCTGGTATTCCGCAACCGGCACGAGATAGCGCATGGCGACGGCGATAGCACTCGGGTGAACGGCAAAGCCCACCAACTTCTCTGCGTGATCGGACGGGATTACCACCGTCTCGTGGAGGTCGAAACCTGCGAGACGTTTGATCAAGCCCTCGGTCACGCCGGGAGCGCTGAGATTCAAGTTGAAGCTCTTGGCCACGACATCATCAGCGAGCAGGTTGGTGTAGTGTCCTGCATCGAGCACCAACGAACGGGGCGAGGCAGGCATCTTGGCTTCGCCGCATTTCTCGCGTGCCTCCAGCACCTTCTTGTAGTTGAAGTTCGTGGCGGCGACAGCAGAGAGTGGAGCCCCGAAGTTCGCCTGGGTGACAACCGAAAGGATGTCGAGCAGAACGTCCTGAGCAAGTTGCTGAGCGGCGGTTTCCACGAGGGTGTCCAGCAAGTCCATTGCCGTCTCCGATGCTTCACGCGCAGTCACATGAACGGTTTTGAACTTGTGACGATTGAGCGTCACGGGCATCGTGATGACGGTCGAATCAGAGTTGGCCGTGTAATCTCCCGCGAAGTCGCTGGATTGACCGGGAGCACCAATCAAGGGAACTCGAACGGTATCGCCTTTGTCGGCTTGCTGCGGACCGAAGTTCGTAGAAAGCGCCGTGACAGGCAGAAGATTGGCGGTGAAAGGCATGAGCGCCCGCTGGGCGACCTTGATGTCTTTGACGTTTGTTAGGGTATTGGGCATGGCGTGCGATTAGGCTTGGTGTTTGAGAATGAGTGCTTGTTGTTGAGGGGTGAGGCCGCGCCAGAAGGCGGTCTGCTCCGTTGGATCCGTGATGGCCGCGAACTGGGAGTGCAGGTCGGCGGCTTGGGTGGATTCCCCGGCGGGAGTCACTTGCGCGGGTTTTGTCGTGCCGGTGGAGGCGACCACGCGGGCGACCTCGGTTTGCACGCGCTTGTCGAAATCCGCCTGGGATGTCTGCAGGTCGGTGACTTGCTTGCGGAGCTTGGTGACTTCGGCGTTAGCCGTATCGCGCTCAGACTTGAGCGTTCCGATTTCGGCAGTCAGCAATTCATTCTCGCCGCGCACGCGGTCGAGATTCGCCGATGCTTCGGTGAGAAGTTCGGTTTGAGCTTGGTGATCCCGCTGCAGGGTTTCCACCTGGGTGCGGGCTTGGGCGAGTTGGTCTTCGAGTGTGTCGGTCATCGCACGGGAACTCGTGTCAACCGCTGCGTGATAGACACGCAGGCGACGAAGCGCCTCGTTGCGATCCGGCACCATGCCTGCGAGGTTGTGACGCTGCGCTTGGCGACCGCTGAAGGTTTGTCCTTCCATCGCTTCCGCAGGGATGGCGCGCCCGCGAGAAAGGACAGCAGCATGAAAATCCCGGGCTACCTCGGATAGATTCGAGCGGATCAATTCTCGCTGATCGTCGGTGAGCGAAGTTCCGGGAGCGCCCATTGCCTTGTATTTTCCGACAGAGAAAACCTCGACTTTCAGGCCACGATTTTCGAGGGCCGTAGAATTATCGACAACCGCTTGCACCACACCAATCGAGCCGACTTGAGCAGAGGGCGTGGCATAGACGGCGCGCGCCTGGCTGGCGATCCAGTAGGCCGCCGAGCACATGAGGCCAGACGAAAACGCATAGACTGGCTTGCTCTCATTGAGCGTGGCGACGGCTGCGGCAAGCTCTGGTGTGCCAAGCACAGTGCCGCCCGGAGAATCGATGTCCAGCATGACGGCCTTCACATCCGGGCGCATTCTCGCCTCATGGATAGCTGCTCCGATTTCTTCGGAGTCCGTTGCTCCCATGAGAATGCGGGCAAACAAATCGGGTTTGCGCAGGATGGGGCCGTTGATCGCCACAATGCCCACGCCATCCTCGATAGAGAGCATTTTGTTGGATGTGGCCGATGCTGGTAGGTTACCACCCCTCTCATGGAAGGCACGCATGGTAGCGTCCATGGCATGAAGAGCGTCGGGTTGGATCAACCATTCACGAGATTGCAGGAGCGAGTTCACGCTCCGTGCGCCATGTCAACGCCCGGGAGGTGGTTCGTCGGGCTGAGAGGGCAGAGCAAATCCCCCGGAGGGCTTCCACAGCATCTCTGGCGGCACACCATACTTGGCGGCAGTTTCGAGGATGAGTTTAGCATCAGCACCACGTCGCTCGATTTCTTCGCGGAAGTCGGCACCGAGTTCGGCGTAGTGATCGGTGATAGTCTTGAGTCCCGCTTCCACGTCGGCACGGTTCTGTTGTGCTTCGCGACCGGCATCAACGGTGACTCGCTTGGGCGGAACGGTGGTGATCTTCCACCAACCCGGCACAGGAGGCAGCAGTCCCCTGGCAATCGCGTCACCAATCACGTAGGCCCAGACCGGGCGAATCAAACGCCTTTCGAGAATCATCTGACGGAACGAAAATCGACGGTCAGCTTTGGCGACGATCAGACGCACTCCCGCACCACCGACCTTGCTGGAATCCGCTGCGAACTCAAATGGGATCATGCCGAGTGCCGAATCGCGACGTAGGTGTTCGAGGAATCCGGTAAAGGTCGGACTGGGACGGTTCGACTGGAAGCTATCGAGTGACTCGTCAGGCTTGAGTGCGACCAGCTTTCCTCCCACGATGCGCTGCAAGCTGACTGGATCACTGGATTCCCCGGCACCATGCGCGCCACCCACCACGAAGTCGCCGTTGTCGTCAATCTCGCCGCGTGCCGTTTTGAGGATGCGAGCCACATCGGCATTGTCTTTGACCGCATGCTTTTCTAACGCAAGGAGTTCCATCTCATCGAGCAGATGATTGATCGAGTGCTGGATCGTGGGGTGGTTGCGCACACCGCCGGCCCACTCGGGTTCGTGGACATGCAGGATAGCCGATGCCGGGAGGTCGTAAGCGGTGTTGTCGTCTTGCAGGACGCGGTAGAACACGGGCGCGCCATAGGCATCGAGGCCGACGCCATCGACGGTTTCCTTCGATCCCCACTCATCACCAATGCGGTGACTTTCGATCAACTGGATACGCGGTTCGCCATCGAGGTCGCGGGTTTTGTGGACGAAGTATTCGCCATCGATGTCCATGCCTCGACAAACGAGTGCCTGGCATTCCTCAAAGGAAAATCGCTGCGTGATGTCGCAGCGAGAGGACCAGTAGGAAAAGTATTCTTCGGCACTGCGGTTCCACGATGCGTCCGAAGATTGGGCCTGAACGCGAATGCCGTCACCAGTCGAGTAGATCGCCATGTTGGCCACCAGTTCGCGAACGAAGCCGGAGTTCTTGTGAAGGTAGCGCGACTTGCGCACCAGTTCCGTGCGGATGCCGGGCGTGAGTTCCTTGCGTGCATCCGATGGTGAAGCCCCCGGCACCGCACCACGACGCGGCGACCAGTTCGCGGCCTCAAACGACGATCCCCATGCTTTGGGCAAAAGCACGGGTGGGATGAAGAGGCGGGCGATGGAATGGAAGCGATTCATTTCGCGAGGTATCCGTGGATGAAGGAGGCAGTGGCAGTGCGTGGTCTGCCGTAAGTTTGCGGGTCGAGCACCTTGAGTGCGTGGCCGCACTCCTCAAGCACCTGATCGACGGGCATGGTGAATTGCTTCGAGACGGAGGTCTCGGCGTCGTTCCAGTTCATGATGGTCTTGCCTTCCATGAGCAGAGACTTTGCTCGCTGTTGAATCGCGAGAACCTCGGTAACAGTGAATCCGGTGATGAAGAGTCCGCGGGCCATGGTCATTTTCCTTTCCAAGTGGAGTTGCGACCGCGCGTGTCGATGTGGACGAATCCCGATGAGGGGTAGAGTCCGAGGCCTCCGGAAAACTTGCCTTGCTGACGCCATTCGAGCAGTCGCTCATACACGCGCTGCGGGCTGACGCCATCGAAGGCAATGTCGAGTGCGGTGAATTCCTTGTGCTGACTCAGCGGAGCCCCGCCCACGGCCTTGTTGTAGGCAGGAGAACGATAGGAGCTGAGAATCCGGCATGGTTTACCAAAACTCTCGCGCAGTTCATCGACGATGCGCAGGGCAGGCACGATGTTTTTCCACAACTGCCGGGGCGGCGTGCTGTTCTTCACCCCCTTGCGTTCGCGGGCAAAGTAGCTAGTAAATTCTGCGGCACCGAAGTGACGAAATTGCTGTGCCGCAAACCATTCACTGAAAGATGATTGGGACATGGCTTACTTGGTGTTGCGAGGTTCGACAGTGATGATCACGCGGCCATCTGGTTGCATGATGAGCGATCCGTCTTTGGTGATGACTTCGGCGCTGGCGGGCAATGCGCTGCAGGACGAAAGGATAGGCACGCAGATGCAGGCCATGGCCACGCACCAGAGGCCGACTTTGAACGACTTGTTCGGCTTGCCGTCGTCAAACAAATCGCCGAGCACGACGACGAGTTCTTTGAGTGCCAGGGCAGCGGGACCGGTGATGAGCAGGTATTGCGCTTTTTCTTCATCGAGAAGATTGGCGATGCCCGTGAGGTCGAGAGCCGCAATGGTGGTGAGTGCCGAACCAAGGAAGGTAAGGAAGCGTAGGATGGTGACAGTTTTCATGACTCCTCCGGCGAGGTGTCAACCGGGGCAGCGTTGACGGCCTCGCGCCCGACGATCTTGAGCATCGTAGCCGCCGCCGCTTGCATGCTCTCGGCATCGAAGTAGTGGTTCGGTCGGGAGCCGATCTGCTTCCACATCCAGTTGCCCTTTTCCTTTACTCGCTGCTCGCTTTCCATTTGAGCGAGATAGTCATCCTCGATGTCATCGGGTACTTCCCAGGTAGGGCCTTGGCTCGGGTCTTGGTTGCGACGCAAGCGAGCGAGCGTGTCTTTGATGTTGAGGTTGCTCCAGTAGTGAACGTGGCAATGCTGGCGATGCGAGAGCACGACCTTGCGCCGGGGCGAATAGAATCGCTGAATCGTTTTGCCGTCGCGTCCTTTGTGCGGATAGACCGGGCGACGGTCGCCAATGAGCGCCACCCACCCACGCTTCGCACACTCGCGATAGACATCGTAAGTGGCGTAGCCGGCATCCAGAAACACCAAACTCGAATGGACGCCGAAGCGTTCTTGCATGACCTCGATGTCGGTGAATGTGAGGATGCGCTCGTTCCACATGAGACGACTTGATCCGTCTGCGGACCATGAGCGCACGACCAGAAACAAGTGGTCCATCTGGCAGTCCACGGTGATGAAACGCAGCGGGATGAGTCCCTTGCGCTCGGGCAGCGGAGCGGCAAGAATGCGACCAGTCTTCGGATCGATCGCCGCCTCTTCTTCCCAGGATTCGCCGCGCTTGTAGCCGGATTTGACGATCTCCAATTTGTAGTCCTCAACGTATTCGCGCCATGGCAGGCCAAGGCGTTTTTGATAGAACTGCTGGAGCAGACTGACGTCTCCCTTCCTCGCTGCTGCCTTGGCACGCAGATAGAGTTCCGCAAGTTGCCCCCAGCTCATGGCGCAGAGGGCGTTCCAGTGAAAGCCAACGTTCTCTGCCGATGCTTTCGGATTCTTCTTGATGAACTCTCCAGTGGCGTTCAGTTCACGCCGGGTGCGCTCGCTGTCATTGAAGTAGTGATTGCAGGATTCGCAGCGCAGAGCCGTGGTTCGACGAACTTCATCGAAGTCCCATTCCCCCGCGTCATCCCGGGCCGACTTGCTCCACTCGACGCATTCCCATTTGAATGGTTGGCGATGTCCGCACTCGGTGCAGGCAAACGTCCACTCTCGTTGGTCAGTCGTTTCGAATTTGCGGTGCGTGTCGTCATCCTCCTCGCCGCCTTGGCTCATGAAGATGCACTTGCCCAGCCAACCGAATGCCGTGACACGAGCTTCCGCTTCCGCCATGTGTCCCTGGGGCCAGCGCCACGTTTCATCCCCGATGAGCCAGCGGATCGAACGTCGCTGGAGGTTGGTCTTGTTGTGCGCGCCCAGAATCCAGAGCGTCATGCCGTTGGTGAACTGGATCGCGTTGTTCTTGCGCTTGTGGCGGTGAACACCCGTAGGCATCAATCGGGCTACCGGTTCGCATTGATCGAACAGCTTTTGCAAGCGCGACTCGGAATAGTCGCGTGCATCTTCATCGGTCTGGTCGAGCCACAAGGCAGGCCCGGGCAGGTTGGAAATGATGTAGCAAAGCGTGAGCTCCGGGGCCGTCGTCTTGGATGACTGGACTGAGGCGATGATCGAAACGAGGCGAATGCGAGGATCCACCAACGCCTCCATCACTTCACGAATCCACGGCGAGTTTTCCGAACGAAAGCGACCGGGATTCGGTGAGTATGGAATCGCCTCGATGTGGTCCTCGCACCATTGCCATGCGGGACGACGGTCGGGAGGTTGCCATGCTTCACGCCAAATTTCCTTGAGGACATCCATGCCCCTGCGCGAACGTCAACACATCATCAGCCTTCATGAAGGACTTGCAGCACCTCATCAATCGCACGACGACATTCTTTCTGAATGCCCGTCGCATCGAGCCCCGATAGCACGGGTGGCAACTCGTTTTCGAACTTGGCACGCAGAATCGAAGTCGCCTGGGCTACCAACCCGATCCATTCCTCGCGCACCTTGGTGAGTGCGACGTATTCGCCCTTCTTCACCGCGATCCGTAGTTCGCGTTCTTCGACCTCGGCGAGCAACTTTCTCGCTTTGAGCGCCTCCTCGTTGCCGACCGGTGCCTTGCCTGCTTTGAGGCCATTGAGTCGCACAAACTCTCTCCAGTCCGCAACTGGCCACAGGCCATTGGATAAGGCCTTGGGAGCTCCGTCCATTTTCTGCCAGGTGGAGAGCGTGCGGCGAGTCACACCGAGCACAGAGGCAAGTTCCACGATCGTCTTGGCATAGGCCAGAGTCTCCACACTCCCCGCTGCTCGTGATTCAATCCGAGCCCTCTCAGCAACCGTGAGTGGCTTGCCCGCCGCGACTTTCTTCACGATGTTTTGAAAATCGGCGTCCAGGATTTTTCCTGCGACTTCCGGGTCAATCGATGGCCTCCCATCTTCCGTGGATCTTGATTTGCTCATGACTTCACCGCCACCCATCCCGCAAAGTTCAGATGCCGCCAGAAGCAGTCCACGGAAGTGAATCCTTCCTGACGCAGCAACTCCTCGTTCCAGTGTGCGGTCACCGGCACCAGCACACCTTCGAGTGACATACGCTTGCGGTCGATCTGACTATCGGAGTAGCCGTTCTCGCGTTTGATGTTGAGGAAAAGCTCGACGAATGCGTCATCGATCTTGGCCGTGGCTCCGAGCACTTTCTCCACGAGGATGAAAGCTCCTCCCGGTGCCAGGGACTCATAAACACGGCGCACGATCTGCTGGCGGTATTCGATGGGCGTGAATTGTAAGGTGAGCACTGCGAGAACCACACTGGAGGTCACACCGGGGAAATCACGGCGCAAGTCGGCAGACTGGATGGTGACGCGATTGCCGTGAGGATGGTAGGCGAAGTTCTGGCGGGCGGCCTCAATCATGGGATCGCTGATTTCGAGGCCGATGTAGTCATTGGCTTCGCCGAATTGGGAAACGAAGGGCAGTAGTGCCTGACCACGAGAGCAGCCCATATCAATGATGGCAGTGCCCGGTTGCACGAAGCGCCGGCCAACCTCGAAGGTCACCAGTCGCATGGCATTGTATTGCGGGATGCTGCGCTGCAGCATGTCGTCAAACACTGCGGTGACTTCCTGATCGAATTGCCAGGCACCGCGCGGCATAACCTCGTCTCGTTGCGTATCGCTCATGCCGACGTGTGCGATGTCAACGTGGCAAATAGAGTTGAAGCGGCGAGCTCGTGCCTATTTCACCTTTGCTCTAACGTCCGTAACGTTCCGCTTCGCAGCAAGCATGACACGCTTTGAGGCAACATTCAAGGAATTGTGGATTGGGCTAGCGCGGCAGCCTCTTGACGATGCGCGTTCCCTCGGTCAGGCATGTGCCTTCGCTGGTCACCCAGAATGAGGGAATTGAGAACTTGGCATACATGTCCCGGGTCCGGGGATTGCTTTCGATGGCGACGTAGCGGGAATTTTCCCCGTGAACGGGAAACACGTCTTTCTTGAGCAAATGCTCTTTGATCGCCGGTGGGTTCCACCAACCGTGGGGCGCGAAACACGCATCCTGCGGACGCCACCCGGTTTGTTCTTCGATGCGATCCAGCGTCTTGATCATCCAGGTGACTGGTCTAGCGGTGATGAGCACAACTGTGTGAGGTCTCACCAGTTCCACCAACCATTGCCGGTATTGTTCCCCGGCGAGACGTTTCTCCATGCGCTCAGGAGTGGTGCCGCGTGCGGCATTGTTTACGACCAAAGTGTAGTTGAGATCCAGTAGTATAATCATAGGGTAATCTGAAGGAATTTGCTAAAGGAGTCCATGGCGCATTTCACTAAATCCATGCGTGTGCCATCAGGATAGGGCAGATCAAACTCAAACTCGATGGCCGCGCGGAGGCGTGCGGGATCGACGGGACGAGCAGAGGCGCAGGCCGCATTGATGTTGTTGGAAAATTCCTCCACCTTCACCGAGCGGAAGAACTGGCCGAAAAGATCCTTGAACTCGGCGACCGTGTGATACTTCTGCACTTTCGGTTTGTCCTGAAAGTCGCCGATGCGGATGCCCGGTTCGTAGTCGAGACGGAACGCGATGTTGCCCGCGTTGCTTTCGTTCATGAATGCCTTGCCATTCACCTGACGCCAACCGGATTCCCCGGCGGAAGAAGCACAGGCATAGACCTTGGTGAAAGGTCTGCATAGTGCCGAACAGAGACAGGCGATGTGTTCGCGGTCCTCGCGAAACGGCACGGAATTGAGCACGCTCGCGATGAAGATGCTCGTCCACTCTTTGCCAGCAGCTACTTGCGCGAGGAACTCGCGGGTCAACTCAATGCTCTCCGCTTTGTTGATGCCACCTGGGCCGAGGCGATACGGCTCGAATGGCGTGCAATCGATGCCGGACTGGCGCAGCAGAAATGTTTCCGTCAGGTGACCGGCACCGAAATCGAGAATGGTCGTTCCGTGTTCCTTCGTCCAGCGCGTGCGATCCGCTGCTCGCGAAATGTCAAAGTCCTTGCAGGGCTTCGCGCCGTGCGTGGCAAAGATGAAGCCATTGCCAAGCTCGCGACGAACACGCCGAGCGCGACGGAAGGAGTTGAAGCGCAGCATGTCGGCGTAACGCGTATGGATGTCGAAGTCCATCGAGAGCAAGTTCATCATGGCCCGGGCAAATTCGGCTTCTTCCTCGGTGACGAACACGACTGGAGCAAAGGCCGCACCTTTTTCCGCAAGCATTTCCAAACGACCGATCCCATTGATGACGGTCAGGTCCTCGCGGCAGACGATGGGCATGAGGATATTGTGGCGGTGCAGCGTGCGGGCGAGGTTGCGAGCATACTGGATCCAGCGACCGGCATTTGCCTTGCATAGATCCTTGACCGCAACTTCCGCGGGCTTGAGGCAGCGCAGGAATCCGTCGCCACCGACTTCCTTGTCAGGGATGCGGTCGGCAAGTGCGGCGATGTCGAGAGATTTCAGTTCGCTCGTCACGCGTCCGGGAGTGCTGTTGAAGTCAAAGTCATTGGTCGCCCGGTTGAAGACGATGTTGAGTGCCTTGCGCTGATCGAGGTCGAGAGCCTTTGTGCGGAATACCGGGACATGCGTAGCGCCCATCCGCGAGGCCACAAGATGCCGCTGGTGGCCGGAGAGAATTTCTCCATCAGCATCCGCAAAGATCGGTGCGATGAAACCGAGCTTGCGTAGTGACAGTTCGATCAGGTCGAGACGCTCGGGCACTGCCGACCGTGGGTTGTAGGTCGATGGTTGAATGGCGTCGATAGGTTCAAGGGTAATGTTCATAGTCCAAGGCGGCTGCGGATTTCAGTGAGGACGCTGTCTTTGTCGAAGCCGGCGTCTTGCTTCACACGATCACACCAAGCGATGAATTCCTCTTGGGTGATGCGGAATCGATAGAGGCCAACGGCCACGGTGACATCGCTCTTATCGAGTTCTTTGTCGTGACGATCATCATCGTCGTCATCCTCGTTGTCTTTGCCGCCCGGATTGAGCAAGCCCTCCAGATCGGCTGATTCAAATCCGGCGAGGATGGTATCGAAGTCGATGGCCTTCCATTCGCTGGCGATTTTTTCCAACTCGTTGAGATCGACCGAAGAAAGTTCTGCCAAGCGGTTGTCGGCGACCAGCACTGCAAGTTCATCGTTCTCGCTAGCAAAGTCTTGGTAGTCCACCGGCACGACTTCGACGCCAAGGTGTTTGGCCGCCATCAACCTACCGTGGCCGGAGACAATCAGCCCTGTCAGATTCGAGACGGTAATCGTCTGTCTCCAACCGAAGTAGCGGATGTTTTTCGCGAGCAACTCGATTTGTCGCTGCGGGTGCGTGTTGGGATTGCGAGGGTTCGGTTTGAGATCACCGACCGGCACCAATTTGTCGAAGCTGCACCAGACTTCGATGCCGTTGGCAAGTGTGCGAGCTTTGGGAGAATCTTCCATCATCGCTCGTGTGCCACTGTCAACAACCGGAGACATCCAGCCAGGATTCGAGATCAGCCAGTGCCGCTCTCACGCACCCGCCACTGCCGACCGCGATCCGCAGTGCTGTTGCTTGATCCACCGGCCAGTGACTGGTGAGCATGGCGGCGATTTCCTCCGTGGTCGGGGCGGCGAGCTTGATCGACTGAAAGCGTGTTTGAAATCGCTCGGTGAGTAGATCGAGTTGCAGGTTGCTGGTGCCGATCACGGCGCGCCCCGCAGGCAGTCGGTCGAGGTAGCTTAGAAGCAAGTCTTGTGCATCCCGCGTGCAGCGATCCATCTCGTTGATGATCTTCACCGAATAGACTCCGAACATCGACTGGTAGGCAAGATTCGCCATCCATTGTTTCACGGTCTCGACCGTCACGAGCTTGCCGTTGAACTCCTCGATGGCGAAATGCGTGCCGGCCAATGTCTCGGCGATCATATCCGCGATGCTGGTTTTCCCGACACCGGGTGGGCCGTAGAGCAGGATCTTGACCGGCACGTTGGGGGCGTCATGCAGTTTGCTCGCTTTGGCGACCAATCGGCGTGCGATATTGGCGGCGGGGCCGCATAGGTCATCAGGGCATGTTGGTTTCCACGCAAGTGGCGGTGGACTCGGACACGCGGAGGGACTGGGTAGGATTTTCAAGGGATGATGCATACAGTTCTTTGTTGGGGTTGGTGATGGCTCGGGCTACTGCCTCCGCGCCTTTGCGGTAGAGCGTCACGGCGAGCAGTTCGCCATTGACGATCACCGACCAGTAGCGCGTGGCGTAGCCATCAGCCTTGCGGTATTTGGAGACTTCGACGTTCACAATAGGTTTCCGTTCGATTGCGTTCATTTGTTCCAGCCCTCCCTGCGGATGCGAGTTTTGAGTGTGTTGGGCGATAGTCCGAATTGCTCGGCGGTCTGTTTCACGCTGCGGCATTCTTCCCAATGAGCCCGCACCTGCGACCAGAGGTCGTCACCGTGGCCGGGATTGCCTACTTTCTTCGCGGGCTTGGATGCCTTGGCTTTTTTCGGCTCCGTGGGCGTAGGCTCGGAATCGGATTCAGGAGCCTCGGTGAATGCGTCGTAACGTGCCGGGGTCGCTTGAGGTTGCGTCGTGGTGAGAGGCACGACGTTCGAGGCATTCGCCATTTGGTAGCCATCGCCACCGGCGAGTAGCTCCGCGACGATCTCACGAATCAGCGGCACCGGGATTTCCGTGATGGTGAAGACGAGTCCGTTGAGGCTTTTCCGACCGAGGGATTGCTTGAGGAATTTCAATGCCTCGCCTCGGGTGCGGCCTTGGTAGCGACCTTCGAATACGTTGGTTTCCTTGTCGTCGCAGACGATCCAATACAGTTTGTTCATGATGTTATTTGGTTGGTTGTTGGTTGATGTTGGTGACGTTGCCGTCGGTGTCGATGCGGACGCTGAATGTCAGAAGTCCGTCGAGAGTGGTTCTTGCGAAGTTGGCGCGAACCACGAGTGGCGTGGTCGCGATACCCACTTCTTGCTGCTCGATGCAGCGTAGGGTGAAACCGTTTTGTTCCAGAGCTTCGATGCTTTTGCGCATCGCCCTGGTGGGATAGTTGTTAGGAGAAATGCCTGTTGTCATAACATCCCTCATCTGCCTGTCTGATCGACGATGTCCATGTCTTTTTTCGTCTTTCTTTTGGTGTGTTTTCATGAGGGCAGCGGGCGGTTGATTTGGATGGTGCGACCTTTGCTTTCTCCTGCGGCATAGCTCCCGGAGTGCATTTTCCTCCGAGCTCCCGAGCGGGTGCGGAGTTTGCCGTAGTGCTCATCGACGTATTGTTTGATCGCCGCCTGTTGATCCACGAGGACCAGTCCGTAAGTCTGACGCTCATCGCTGCCGTAGGATTCTTCGGCACGTTGTTTCGCTTCTTTGAGCGCGGTGTTGAGGCCGTCGCGAAGTCCCCGGTAGTAGGATGACTTATCCGGATCGGCATGGACTCGCTTGAACTCATTCCAACAGCGGAAGAATGTCTGGCGCAGGTAGTGGAAAACGTAGATGGCAAAGTCGATGTCTGCCGGGGCTCCGATGATGTCCACCGGAGTCCCGCGACCGTTGGGCATCAGGATGGTCTTCACGTTGAAGTGCGCTTGCAGCAGCGAGAGGATCATCAGGTCTGCCGGGTTGAGGGTCTTGGGCAAATCGACCTTGCCTTTATCGACGGTGAATCCCGGGCCCGACTCACCCCGTTCCATGCGGAGCAGAGCAGAGTCGATGTTATGGCGGGTCATGAGCTCTTGCGCCTTGGCGAGTGCTACTTGGGCTTCACTCTCGGTTGCCCCACGCGAGGTATCGGCGAGACGCAGGAGCTTGCGGATTTTTTCTAGGATGTCTTTGTTGGTTGTCATATCTCGTTGGTTGGTTAGATGTTCAGTGGAAATTGGTTTCGTTGGTTTGCATTTCGCGTATGGCGTAAACTTCTGCGCCGGTCTTTTCGACCCATGCGTTCAATGCTTCGATGCTCTTGAATTTCTTGCACCAGGGGACGGACTTCATGCCTTTCACTCCGTAGGCTTCAATGGACAGGATGTTTGCTTTCATCATCCCTCATCTGCCAGTCTGAGCGGGCACGTCCATGTCTTTTTTTGTCTTTTTTTCGGATGACATTTTATCCGAAAAACAAGTGCTTGGCACACTTCTTGAGTCTCATAAAACGTGCCAACTTCATGGCATTCGGAGCACTCTGAAAGATCGAAAATTGGCATGGATCGTGTGACTCAAAACGCATGCCAAGTGAGTCTTTTTTTCTCTAACATCACTTAGCCATAGACGTGAGGCGGCACCATGGCAGATATTAACCATGACAACGCCAACACTGTCCCGCCGCTTCGGAGTCGAGATCGAATTCCTCTCCACAGTCACCGTAGAACAAGTCCTCACGAGCCTCCGCTCCGCAGGCATTCAAGCCGAGTTTGAGGGATACACCCACCAAACAACACCTCACTGGAAAATCGTGAGCGACGGCTCCTGCGGATACGAACTGGTGTCTCCCATCCTCGAAGGCGAAGCCGGTCTTGAGGAGCTACACACTGCCGCCGCTGCACTGGAAGCCGCAGGGGCCAAGGTCGATAGACGCTGCGGACTTCATGTCCATTTCGACGCCCGCAGCATCAGCCTGAAAGCCATCAAGAACATCTTCAAGATGTGGCTCAAATTCGAGGACGTTCTCGATATGTTTCAACCGCTCTCCCGCCGGGGAAGCAACAACACTTACTGCCGCACCAACCTCGATCACAGCATCATCGATGGCGACAATCACCGCAAACAATGCCTTCAACTCTTCCGCCTAATCGACCAGTGTAAGAGCATCGAGGACATGAGAGCGATCTACCCCTGCCGCTACCGCAAACTCAACATTCAATCCTACTTCCGCCATCAGACGATCGAAGTTCGTCACCACTCGGGAACCACCTGCCCTGAAAAAATCACCAACTGGGTTCGCTTGATGGCTCGACTCTTCGACGCAGCGGAATCCGCCGCTACCGTTCGCAATCGACCCAAGGACACCGGAGTCGGGATGAACCGCATGAAGTGGTTCTTCCAAGCCATCGACGCCCGCGGACTCAGCAAATTCTACAAAGCCCGTGCGAAGAAACTGGCTGCATAATTTCCAACCATGAATACCATAATCCACATGAACACCGAATACCACACCATCGACGGCGCGACATTCGCAGCCGCAGATCCCACCGACCTGATGGAGCAACTGCGAGCGGACAGCTTCAATCCGGAAGCTGACCTCTCGGCCTACTGTCGTGCCACCGCCAGAGCATCGAAGATGCAGACCGGAAAACCGCACCGCCCGTGGCCGCCGAAGGCCCTTGTCGAAGACATGCTCGCCTCTGGCTTGATCGCCACTGGCAAGCGCCACCCGGAATGGGGAACCTCCAACGACTGAAACACCATGGCATACGGACTTCTACAACCACGTTTCTCTCTCGGCAGAACCGTCGCCACGCCTGCTGCCATGGCACTGGGGGTTGATCTCGCACGCTACATGCGGCGGCATCATTGCGGTGATTGGGGCGACCTATGCGACGAAGACAAGCAGGCGAACGAGGATGCCTTGATCCATGGAGACCGCATTCTCAGCCATTACAAACTCGATGGTAGTCGCCGCATCTACATCATCACCGAGGCAGATCGCAGCTCGACCTGCATTCTGCTGCCCGAGGAATATTGAGGAACGCCACGATCCGCTCGATGAAATCAAGATTCAGTTGCTTGTCCGTGAGTCGGATCACCGTCCACCCAGCGAGCACTGCTTCGAGATACTTCTCGGCATCTTTGGCGTAGCCCGCGCCTCGGCTGTGCCGGCCACCGCCAGGCAGGAAAATTCCACCTTCGATCTCGATGAGTGTGCGGCTCGGCAGGTGAGCAAAATCAGCGCGCCAAGCACGGGAAGTATGGAACTTCACTTCCCGCTCCAGAGCAGGTCCCTGCGCAACGCGCCAGAGGAATAAGAATTTCGATTCTAAGCGGGATTCGGCCATGTGCCATGGCGACCCTGTCAAGCCGATCAGGAGATGGCTCCAAACTCGGGCGTTGATGGGAAATTTCCCATCCTGCATTTAGGGCAGCGCACCCCTGCAAGCTTGGTTATATCGACCACATTTTGCGACCCGCATTTCCTGCACCAAGGAGTGTGCTTCTCAGCGTCGGTCTTGAAGAACTTGCAGCAATCCATGCAGATGAACTCCGACATGACACCGCTCTTCTTTTCGAGGAGAACCTCCATTTCTTCAGGGGACTTCCCTTGCGCCCACCTGCATTTTTCAAGGATTTCGATCCTACCTTCTGCCTCTCCCGGGTGATAGTAAAAGCGGGGTTTTCCCTTGTCATCCCGGATGTAGGGGTTCCCATCCTCCCATGCTTCGATCTCAAATCCGCAAGTCGGGCACTTGTGGAGATACATGCAACTCATGGTCAATTTTTACCACCTCCACGGCTACCTGAAAAGCTCCGTTATGTGGGAAATGCTAAATGGCACATTTCACGGGAATTGGACACGGGTGGGGATATCCCTGCCAGCATAGGTAGGTTCAATAGATTCCTTGCCGATTTGAACACCGCTCGACGCAGATTGAACCCCGTCGATGGCCGCGATGACGTCGGGGGTGAGGTCGATGGAGATTTGCCCGGGGATTTGAACCATGAATGTTGCACCCTCATCGAGAAGGCGTTTGATTCGTTGGACTGGTGTGGTCATGAGTGAATAAGATACGTTACGGGGGCGGGACTTGAACCCGCAAGGGCGAGGGTATGAATCTCGCTTGGAACATTCCTCCCCGCGTTTCGGTTAGTCGCGTTTCGTGGGGGGCTGCATAGCGCGCTCAATCGTGTTGAGCTTATCGAGCAGTTCCTTGTGACGAGCGTCTCGTTGGCGAACCCTTGCACAGTGAATGTCCACTAACTTGCTGACTCCAAATATGATGCCGAATAGCGTGGCGAAGTAACCGATGATTGATAGTATGGCGTCGATGATGTCGTACATATAATTTTAGTATTGGTTGTTGTTGTTGTTGTTGTTGTTTGTTTGTTTGGTTTTCAGAGCGCCTCGTAGATGTCGAGGATCAGCTTGAAATCTTTCTTGAGTCCCTTGCGGCGGTCTTCGTCCCATTCATCGACGGGTGCCTTCTGGGTCTCGCGCGCCCACCAACGGCGGATGCGATTGAGTAGCGCGAGGTAGGTCACATGTCCCCGATCAGCAGGATCACCCTGGACTTCTTTCTCGGTGGCCAGACGACCAAAGTTGATCGACTTACGCAGACGACGGACGCTGAGGTCGTGCTTCTGCGCCATGTCGAGCCAGTGCTTTTTCTCCTCCTCAGTCTTGAGCTTGGCGACGACAGCATGGTGCTCAAAGCCGAGGTTGTCATGTCGACATGACAAGTCCACCTTGCGGGCGACATAGGCGATGTTTCGAAGGTAGCCGTAGTCCATCCCGGTGCGGGCAACAGCTTCCTCGTATTTCTCGCCGTAGGTCTTCTGGCCATAATTGATCCAGTCACCAATGATGAAGCCAATCGACTTGCCCACAGGGGCGAGCTTCTGGCCTAGGGAATCCCATTCATCGAAATCGAGTTCCTGATGGAATGCAATGCCGGTGGGAGTGATGGTGAATTTCGGATCGTTGATGGCGAGAGAGTTCATGGTGTCAGCGTTTTCGTTTGAGTTGAGCCTTCTGGTATATCCTGCGTGCTCGGGTGCTCCGCATGGCCCTTGAAGGCGAAAGATTCAGCCTTTCGGTGATGTCAACGCAGCGTTTCGAGACTGCGGCGCGACTGACTCCGTGGCGCTTGGCCACCGTAGTCATGCTCTCGCCATCGTAGGCACTCAGTCCGAGAGCAATGGCGAGGCATTCGACGGTCAGCCGGGTATTGCCCTCGGAGAGTAAGTCGGCGACGAAATGGCGCAGCACTTCGATGGCATCGCGCGTTGTCGCGTTACCGGGGGATTCTTCCTCGTGATCAACGAGTGCGGCGATGTCCGGTTCGTGGCTGGCCGCAGCAGAGTCAGCCATGTCTTGATCCGCAGCTCCATTGCCATGGCGTTGGACGCAGGGCTTGAGCAGGCCGAGCTTTTCTGCCTCACGCCGTTCCTGTGGACTCATGGACTTCACCCATGCCTCGTATTCGCGCTCATACTGGGCATCACGTTGTGACTGCTTTTTGGTGTAGTCATCCGAGTTCATGGCTGACCTCCTTTCCGTCCGACCCACAGGCCGGTCTTGTTGTCGTAGCGAAGTGTTCCACGTTTCCGGGCACTGCCGAAGACCTTCTCTGCATCATCGAGGGACATCCCGAATGACTCGCAGATGTACCCGAGCACCTGGCTATTTTGGGGGTGATAGAGGTCTGGTCGATTGGGCCAATGATCGAGGGGAGGCATGAACTCCAGCTCCGGCCATAGGTGCATGTGCTTTGATGTCCGGGGGATTCTGCGGATTTTTTTTGACCGATTTTTAGGGTTCATATCTGCCCGTAGCATCTGAGTCAACGGTGACAGAAATCGTGCTGTCGCTATCACTAGCGTAACAGCAAACGCGAATACTGGTTCACCAGTTCGCGTTGTTATACTACGTATAACTGTCAGGTTCCCAGTAAGGCACCTTACATAGGGAAAATACTTTTCGTTAGATTGAACGGGTTCAAATTGGTTTGAACCCATTTGAACCTGAGGTGCAAACATGGCGGAAATGACGGGTTCAAATGGCATAATTGCGCCCCCTCCACAGGCGAGTTGCTTTGTCGAAAATGATGGGTCCCGCCTTCATGTTGGCGAAGCAGTAGAAGACGCGCTGGGCCTCCTTGAGCGTGCAGTCGCCATCGACCTCAGCGATGCGGTCGGAGATATAGGCGAGCACACCGGATTCCTGGGCAATGCGACCATTCGGCAGTGGCGGCATGTTCTCCACGGCCTTGCCATAGCGGTCGGCAGTGCTGCCCATCTTGTAGGACGTCTTGGCCTTCTCGCTCTTGGCTTGCCCCTGTGGTGCCTTCAGTTGCCCGGGATCGGCCTGTTGATCGGGAATGAAGATCGACTCGCACCAGCGCACGACAAAAGCCTTCACGGGCGGCAGAGAGCGCAGCGTGAGGTCGATGACATGAGCATCATCTTCCTCGTGTGGCGTCATGGTGAGAATCACATCCGGGTCACGAGCGAAAACACCCGAGCCGCCGATGCGGTCGATCGATTCCTTACCCGCCTGATTGCCCTTCGAGAAGTGCGCGCCGAATACTGCTGCTGCTCCTGATTTTGCCGCCAGTTGCTCGACCTCATTGAGCAAGCTCGCGATGTCGCCGGCGTCGTTCTCGTTGCGAGCACCAAGGCCTTTGTAGATCGGGTCGATGAGAATGATCGAGTAGCCCGTATCGCGAATGCGTCCGAGGATTTTCGGGATGAGCGCGGAGAAGTCCGTCGCATGGCCGCGCAGGTTCCAGATGTCGAAGCCGGAAAAATCCTCGATGCTTTTGGCTGCGGCAATGCGATGGATTCGGTATTGGAGCGCGAACGCAGGCAACTCGAAGTTCAGATAGAGGGCACGTCCGCGCAGGGTCGGAAATCCCCACCACGGTGAACCGGTGGACACCGAGAGCATCAGGTCGATCAGCGACCAGCTCTTGCGCGCTTTCGACGGCCCGCCGAGCACCATCTTCGCTCCCTGGTGCAGAATCCCCTGCACCAACTGCGGTGGTTCAGGTTCCGGCTGAGCCATGAACGAATGACCGGGCAGGATGGGCGGCAGATCGGAATTCGAGTGCGCGGCCTCCCATGCCGTCCACGACTCGGCACCAAACTGCAGCGCGAGGAGCGACTGGCGACGATGCTCGCCGTCCACTGTGCGCCAACCATCAGGGCAACGCGAGAGACGCGAGGCATTGCGATTCTGCTTGTCGAGATTGATGCCGGAGAACCAACTCCAGATGATTTCAACCCGTCGTTTGTATTCTGTTTCATCGGGCGCATCGACTCGGATCCACGCATGCAGGCTCTTGTTGCCCGAGTCGATCAGTGCCGCGACTGGCATGCCACTGGCGACAATCGCATGGTATTGTTCCTCCTTGGGAATCGCCTTGCCCGCTTCGTCACGGTCGAACTCGACGAGCACATGACGAAATGCCGTCACATCCTCGTTTTTCGCGCCGCCCTTGGCCATCGGATTGATGCGCAGGAACAGCCCGAGCTTGGTGCCAAAGACGCGATCAATGCCGCCCTTGGCCGCGACTTTTGCTTTCCACTCGGTGGCCGTGAGTGTCACGCCACGCCGCGGGACGATTTCGCCGTCTTCGTTTTCAGCCGCGGGCGAAATCGCCACGAATTCCTCTGGCTGAAAGCATGAGTCGAGCAGATGGACAAATCCATCGTCGATGGTCACCGGCAATGCCATGGTGGATCGCTCACGCGGAGGCGGCGTCACCGACGGTTTCCTTGGCGGTGGAGTTGGTGAGGTCTTGATGATCGGAACCGTGCCCGCGCCTAACGGCTCGCGGGACGTGCGTGCATAGACCGAGCGGATGGTCGTTCGAGCTTCGGATTCGGTGAGCCCGTCGGCCAGTGCGCGGGCGAGGAGTTGCGCCTCCGTTTCTTCCAGCGGGTGGCCGGCGTCGCGGAACTGGCAGGTGGCGTCAAAGAGTTCGGCATTGCGCATGCCCTCGCTCGCCCCACGCTGAAGATACTCCAGCGTGCGACGTGGCAAGGCCATGGAAAGCCCTGGTGATTTGTATCGTGCCATAGGGGATCAGTGGATAGCGAATTGGTGTTGAAGGAATGCCTTCGCTTCTTCGAAGGTGGCGGTCTCCGGATGCTGGTGGCCGTAGCGGCGCAGCACGCGGACTTGTTTGGGCGTGGCAAGGCCGAGCTTGCGACGCGTGATCAGTCGGTCGAGGATCAGCGAGGCATGGCCTTTCGATTGGATCGTGAGTGGATCCATGCCGAAGTTGGCCAGCACCTGCAACTGCTTGTCCGAGGGCACCTGTGACTGCCAGGACATCGTCGGCACGTAGTCGGCCAGCGCTGCCTCGTTGAGCGTCACGGCAAGCTCCAGCGGATCGAGCACGGTGGCACGGCGCGCGCGATTGGCACGCAGTCTCTCGGTGAGTGATCGAGTGCGGTCTGCGTTCACTTGCTCGCGAGCTTCTTCAAGGTCGCCCTCGCCGCCGATTTTTTCCGTGAGTGCCTTGGCATCCGCTTCGTCCTCGGCAATGAGGTTGGCCGGACGCATCAGACTGTGCTCTTCCGCTTGCCAGAGGAAATCGAGAACCAGCAAATGGTCCTTACCCGGCCAGATGCGTGTGCCGCGCCCAATGATTTGCGAATACAGCGCACGCACTTTCGTCGGGCGCAGGCAAACCACACAGTCGATGCTTGGTTCATCGTAGCCCTCGGTGAGTAGCATCGCATTGCACAAGATGCGCGTCTCATCTCGCTTGAATCGCTCCAAGGTCGCTTGCCTTTCGCTGGTTTGCCCATCGACGTGCTCGGCCAGTAGTCCACGCTCACGGCAGATTTCCGCAAAGCGTTTCGAGACCGCAATCAAGGGCAGAAACACGAGCGTCTTGCGATGGCGGTGCTCGACCAAAACATCGGCGATTTGCTCCAGGTAGGGCTCCAGCGCGTGACCAAGGTCATCGGCACTGTAGTCGCCGTGGCTGGTGCCCACGCCGCGCAGATCCATCCCTAATGGAACCGTCTTCACCTTGATCGGTGCGAGCCACCCTTGGCTGATGAGATCGAGAAGCGTCACCTCGCAGGCGATGTTCTCGAAATAGCGGCCCAGGTTTTTTTTGTCGCCTCGGTCGGGTGTCGCGCTGACGCCTAACACTTTCGCATGGTCATGAAAATGCCCGAGCGTGTTCAGGTAGCTATCCGCCAGAATGTGGTGAGCTTCATCGACCACCACGAGTCCGAAGTGATCGCGCGGCCAGCGCTCGCGGCGTTTTTCGCGCATGAGCGTCTGGACGGAGGCGACGACCACGGGCGCATCGAGCGAGGCCCGCTCATCGCCCATTTCCACCTGGGCGATGAGTCCTGTGGAGCTTCGCAACTTGTCCACGGCTTGGCTGATGAGCTCCTCACGATGCGCGAGAATCAAGGTGCGCCGTGGTTGGTAATCGAGAGCGAGGCGACTGAAAAGAATCGTCTTGCCCGCACCGGTGGGCAGTACCCCCAGTTGACGGTCGAATTCCTCGAAGCCGCTGTGAATGTCCTGCCGGGCTTTCATTTGATAGGCGCGCAGGCCCATGACATCAGAAGGGTTCATTTTCACTACGGCGTGCGGGTTGAGGTTTGGTGTTAGGTTTCGAGGTGGGGACAATCCACGCAGCGACTTTGTTGCGCTTCTTGCCGTTGTATTCCTCGACGGTCAGTCGGGCTGTGCCGGTGCGGCCCACGACGTGGTCGGCAGTGATCTCGACATCTTGATCGGGAGTCACCACTTCTCCGGTGGCGGCGCGAAAGGCATCGATCTTCCAGAAGGCCGTGGGGATGAACACGAGGAAATCGTAGAGCAAACTGCCCGCGGATGTTTTGAGCTTGAGCTCGATCATTTCGTGGCCGCCTTTGCTGACGGTTTCAATCGCATCGATGACTTCGACTTCGTAATCTCCGGGTTCTACGTGGTCCGGACGTTCTTGGGGTGTGGATGAGGTATAGGATGGCATGGTCTTAGTTTGGTTTGGTTTTGGTTTGTTTGAGATAGGTGGAGGGTGCGGCGTGTTTCACCGACTCCTCCGGGAAGGGCAGTTCACTGGGCATGCGCTGACTCCAGAGGTCGCGGAACTTGGCAGCGGATAAATTTCCGTAAGCCGCGAGCACGGGGCCGAAGCCGATGCGCTGGATGTGGTGGCCGACGGTCTGGCAATCGACGAATTCACTGCCCTTGCGAGTGACGAGTTTCCAGCCGGGGACCTGGCCGCCGGTCTTGAGTCGTTCGCTCGCGATCTTCTTCGCGCGCTCGCGGAATTCCTCGACCACCGCACTGGCAGCGAGAAATTCTCCGAGTCGATCGGGATCAGCGAGCAGGGCATCGAAGTCGAAGCCCGGTTGCGTCACCGCGAGTGCTTGATCGACCATCGCGAGTCGCGCCGGACAAGTGTCAGCTTTCGCGCACCACGAGCAGTATTCGCAGGGGTTAGGCTTCTTCTTGGTATCGTTGTAAGCCTTGACCACCTGATCGACGATGGCATGCGCTTCCTCGTAGGTGAACGTGTGCGTCTCGATCTCCCGCTGGTCGCAGAAGAGCAAGTGTGCCGTCCACGATGAGGCGAAGTGCGCGCCCATGAGTCCGAGCGCATACGACGCCATCTGCTCGCGGTAGTTTCGCCGTGCGCCCGTTTTCAGATCGAAGTGGCTGAGCTTCCCGGGCACGATGGCATCCGCCGTGCCGGTGAGGTTGAGGATTTTCACGCGGCAGTCGTCCTCACGGGCGAGAACACGCTCGCGACCTGACATCGCCCGCACCATCGAGACCGACCACGAAACGGCGGCGATCTCATCGGCGGTGAGTTTGTTCGCGAGCAGAAGGCGCTCATCGAGTTTGAGCAGTTCGGCGCGGAATGCCGTGTCGAGCAGCGTGCCGCGCTCGGCGGCGGGCCCGGCTACGGGATTGCTCTCGTAGCAGGGGCACACTGCCAGCTTTGGCAGGTTGGAGGGGCGCAGCGCACTCATTGTGCTGCGGCGACCTCCTGCGCCTTGGTAAATTCATCGATGGCCTGCAGGAAACGCTCCGGTGCGTTGAGCACTCGCTCGGCGTAGTCCTGCGGCACAGCATCCCAGCTCTCGCCCGCTTTGATTTGCTGACGGTTGATCAGGAACGCGAGGACTTCGGATTCCCGCGCGCCGAACATCTCACGCAGGCGCTCGGTCAGCGATGGTGCCGTGGCTTGATTGGCCACCGGTGCCGTCGCGGCGTGATCGCCGAAGACCGTCGCCAGCGCATCGATGGAGAACGGCAACTTGTCGGGTAGTCCGTGGCGATTTTTCGCATCGTAGGCCGCGCTGTGATTCGCGAACAACACACGCTCCTTGCCCCCGATGCCGCGCATTTTCCCGTTGTCCTTCTCCGCTACCTTGGTGACGAAATTTCCGAACAACACGAGATCCGCCCATTCCTTGAGCAGTGGCGCGTTCTGCTTGCTGAGCTTGAGCTCGAAGCGGTCATAGCTGCCGGCCTGGTCGGGAGCCTCGAACTTCTTCACGGTCGAGTGCGCGAGGAACACGACGTGCATGCCGAGTGCCGTCAAGGCATCGAGCGAGGTGAGGAAGCGGGCAAATTCCTCGGCGAGAATCACCCAGCCTTTGCCGTAGCCGAAATCCTCGATACTTTCCTTGTTGGTCTTCCGGCACAGGTGCTCGGCCAGTCGTTTTTCCAACCAGTCCGCGGTATCGATCACCAGCGTCTTGAACGGATGATCGGCCTGGGCGAGTTGGCCCACGGCGGCGTTGATCTCATCCCAGGTCGTCGCCGCATCGAAGCGGGCAACGTCGAGGTGGTGGGTGCCGCCTTCCGTGTCGAGGAAGACGGGTTGTGGTGTTTGACCAGCGAGCGTCGATTTGCCGACGCCTTCCGGCCCGTAGATCACGACCTTTTGCGGTCGGACGATTCTGCCCCGGCGGATCGCCAAGGGCGTTTTGGTAGTGGATGTAGTTTCCATGGTTCGAATGCGGCGGGGTGTCAAATGACCGCCATCGAAATCCCCTTGTGTGAGTGCTCACAAACGACTCATCACACACACGCCCGAAACCCTCAAAAAAACCATTAAGTATTCAGCATCAATGATTTAAGGAAACGTAAAATGCCGATTCGGAATGTGTGAGAGTTCTCACACCTCGCCCGAGAACCGTTTTTTTGCCAAAAATTCGCTGTTTCTGAAAAACAGATTTGACACAGCGACGCATCGAAGCTACGCTGCTTACATGCTTGAGGTCACGCTTGGTCAACAATTGGAAAAACTTCGCCTCGCAAAAGGGCTATCCTTTCGCGAGATGGGGGACCTTGTAGGAGCTTCTCCGCCGCACATTCGCGACATCGAACAAGGCAATCGACGACCATCCGATGCTCTTCTTGAGAAATTGGCTGCTGCCTTGGAAACTGACTTAGATGAGCTACTCAAGTATTCCACGCGTCCGCCGTCGCGGCAGATGGAGGAATTGATCGAGCAAGATACCCAATACAGCCTCGCCTTCCGCAAATTTGTTGATGCGGTGCGAGAGAATAACATCCAGCCCTCCGAAATCATGGATCTCTCGGAGAGATTGCCGAAAAAACAATGAAATCGTCAGCATCAGCACCAGGTCCATTTTGCCGGCGTCTTTACATCCCGGAAGCCGATATTGAGCGCATCACACGCGAGGCGCTCGCCTCAGTGCATTTGCTTCCGGAGAAACCGAGCCCAATTCGCATTGAGCGACTCATCTACCTTCTTTTCGGATTTGAAGAAGAGTATGAATCTCTGCCGCGACACATCATGGGCTGCGCGAAATTCACGCGTAAAGGAATCGGTCGCATCATCATCAATCGCGAATTAGCGGAGCACGAGGATCCCGTCAGCCGTGTGCGAATCCGATCCACTCTCGCCCACGAGGTAGGACATGGCATTTTCCATAATCAACTATTCATCGAGAAGCTGGAGCATGATGCAAGCATGAGTTTTTTGGATCAAGGAAATGGAATCTTCGACAGTGTTTCATCCGAAGGTTTCATGTGCCGAGCGGAAGCTGGAATGAGTGAGGTTCCCAAATTCGAGTGGTGGGAATACCAGGCGAACTTAGCCATGGCGGCGATACTGTTGCCGAAGCACTTGGTGATTGAAGCGGCGCGGGAACATCTGCCGCATGTCCTATCGGCAAATGGAAACTTCGAAGTCAACGTATCCGCTGCGGAGCGAGAAATCGCTGCGCTTTTTCATGTCAGTCGCCGAATGGTCTCCATCCGCCTCGATAAATGGTGGTCGGAGCAATTCAACCAACCATCTTTATTCTAACAAAAATCACACTATGGCCAAAACAAAAATCAAACGCTTCGGTAATCCCGGATTTCTGCGCAAAATCAAACCTGAGAATCTGCTACAACTCTTGCATCGCTTTGAGGATTTTTTTCTCCTCCAAGGAATGGACTTTAGCGGAGCTTCGCTGAATGACGAAAAGCTCGATCAACTCTCTGCCCTGATTCTGGCTCCACCCAGCTCGTGCCCGGGGCCATTCCTCGATGCCGTTGAGATTCTCGATATGCTGAGCACGAATGAAGGTCTTGACGAACTTCGCATGGTAAATGCTGAGTTGGTTCGCAAGGTGCAAGCGAAAGGCGATTCCGCAGGTGACATTTCCTTGAAAATCTGGCTACTGGATCAAGCCGCTCTCGAACGCATTTACACAAAATTCAGTATCGACCGTGGCCGCACCATGAAATGCTTCAGTCCCGGCAAAGGACGAAAGCCTCTGACTCCAGACCGCAGTCTTTGCAGCGCCATGGAAGCAGACCTGAAGTTTGCATGCGCGGATCTTTTCGATAGCCCTACCTGTGAGGTTCTTTGCTTCGAGGACGATGATGGTCACGCCTTTCTGATTCGTCATGGTGAGCACGTGAAGCGGGTCGAAGTTCTCGACGATAATCACAAGCGTGATACCCGCGCTCTGCGCCTTCTAAAACATGACGTTGCATTCGTCTATCACACAGGAGAGGTTCTGATCGCAGGCCGTAGCGATGAGGTAAAGGAAACCTATCGCAGTGCTTTTTCCGAGCATCTTTTTGGTGATCAGAAGGCTCTCGTTCCCGCCAAGCGTTTCACACTCGAACCCATACGCAGGGGCCGCGAAGTATTGAACGCTGACGATCTGGAAGTATCCGCAGTGCCGATTTTGCGTGAATTGCAAATCCAAAGAAAACGCACCTCGCGACTCATCAACTTTCGATGTGATGATGTCTTTGATGAGCTCGAAACACACGGCCCGGATTACATGCGTTCGTTTCATTTGGTCCGAGCCAAATTTGCTCTCCACATTGAAGGTGAACGCAAATCACCTTCCGTCGTCATTTGCCCCGATAAAGATATGATTCGCGGCGATATCCATCATCCAGTCGTGAAGCAATGGCTTGATCAATGCCCATTCAATCTCCTATCCCATGCATCGGTTTTGGCAAACAATTGA